TTGTTATAACAATAAATGTCACCAGTCGTTTTAATGAACTTTTCAACGCTGACCTACCATAAGTAAAAACTACAGGAGCTTCATCAGTTTCATTTGCCAAATTTAGCAATATATCCTTGACTTCTGCTTCAGTACAGTACATTAAATCGCTCACAATAATCCTTTTTGAGTCATGACGTGCATTATCAACCCTTCTTCATCAGAGTAAAAATCAAGCACACCATATTTCTCACCATCTATCGTAAAATAACCACTTTTAGAAAGACCAAGTAATCTATGAACTGGAAAAGAGATATGCCTTAAAATAGAAGGTACTAAATCACTCTCTTCATTGATCATTTGAACGATTAATGCAGTTGAATTATATCCATCATAGTAACTGACTTCCTGTTCAAACTCATCACTGTTATTAAAAAATACAGTTTCTAAATCGTTCTTTACCTGATCTTTAAAACTCATTACTTGTCTTTAGCTTTACTCTTAGATTTTTTTGGTTTCTCTTCTTGAATAAGGGTTACCGTAGAAAGTCTAAGTAGATCTTTTGCCTGAGCTTCAGTGACAACCGTTTCATCATCTTTTACAAAAGTACCTTTACTTGTCAATGTTTTACCTGTAAATTTAATTCTAGGCATACTACGATCCTAATTTTACGTCAACTGTACCTGCTACTGAACCTGCTTTTTCAGTAGTTGCGTAACCGATCTTTTTGTTTGAAGTTGCTGTTGTGGTTGCTTCAATACCACCTACATTATCTAGGTAGATTGCATCACCTAATGCGATAGTGTCTGCTGTTACTGCTGTAAATTCAAATACACCTTCTAGTTGAAGAGCTACCTCATCACCGGTAAGAACATCTGTAGAAGCAATACCAACACGTGCTCCAAAATTGATAGGCTGTCCTACCACATAGTCTGCATCTGCAATGATGTTAATCACATCACCTTTTTGTACTTTTGTTGCAATTTTAGCCATGATTTTTCCTTTGTTAATTATTTGCTAAGTGGTTTTACCCACTTAGTGTTTAGTTACCTTTGTAAAGACCTCTGTAATCCTGAGCCATAACACCAAAGTCAAAGATACCTTCAAAAGAAGTGTTTGATAATGCGTTAGAATCAACTTGAAGAAGTGGTCTTCTACCTGTACCTGCAAGATAACCTGCTTTAATAGTACGTCTGCTATGTGCTAAGTACCATTCAGTACCAGTTAAGTTACCATCTACAATGATTTCAACAGCACCTTGATAAGGGTTGATAACGCCTGCATTTTTGTTGTCACCTACATTTGCCATTGATCCAAGCAAGATTCTAGCTGTAACTTCAAGTTCAGCAGGAATAATTAGATACTTAGGTGCAATGTTCAATCGGGTTGTACCATTTTGAGCCAGTTGTTTTCTCATTGCCAAGATACCTTTTTCAAGAGCTACCCCTGCTGAATCAAATACATCAGTACCTACGTTGTTGTGATCTGCATGGAAAATAGACTTACCGTCTGCCATTACATACCCTGCCATATCTCCTTGTTTTCTAAGAAGATCATATACCATACCGTTTGCCAAGTTCGCTGAACGCTCAGTAAGACCTGACAACATATTTGTAAATGCGTTGAGATCATCGTTTACAATCATTTTTCTAGTAATTGTAAATTTGTTACCATAGGTATCAATTGACCATCTTTCAGCACCTTCACCGTATTCAACTTCTTTTAACTCACCGTTTTCAAGCACTTTGTCAAGTTTACCACCTGCTGTACCTACAGTAATGTCTGTGTTCTCTCTGAAGTCTTGTACATCTTCTTCCTGTACCCAACGTTGATAGGTATGCTCTTCTGTAGCAAAATCAGCAAGGATCTTTCTGTTACCAGCTTCAAGTAGAAGTAGAGGAAAATCAGAAGTTGTCATGGCTCTTTGAGCTACGTCTGAAAGTGACATACTGTGATCATAAGTTGTACCTGTTAATGCTCTTGCAACATCTGAAAACTTAGCTGATCTGAAGCTGTTATCTTTAAGATCAACATCAACACCCATTCTGCTTGCAACAACGTCTGTTAGTTCAACAATCATTTTGTCTTTGTTAGGAATATTACCTACTCTAATACCTTCAGTTTTTTTCGCCTGTTCATCCAAAATTTGACGTGCAAATAAATTACCATCAATAGCAGTATCAGCAAGTGCTTTGTTACGAGTTTCAGCATCTACTTTGTACATATCTGCCATTTCTCTTACTTCAGCTTGTCGTTTGAGTTCTTTATTCTCATTCAACATTTTTTGACGTTCTGCTTCGGCTTCTTTTTTAGCTGTATCATCTTCAAGTTTTTGTCTTTGAGCTTTTTCTTTTGCTAGATCTGAACGAACTTGTTTGAGTTCTGCTTCTTGATCAGCTGATCTTTTACTCATAGCTTCAAGTTGTTTTAGTCTTTGTTCTAATGTCATTCATTACTCCTTAATTGTGTTTAAACACCATAAAATTCTTCAAGAGCTTTAACTCTCTCTAAAACCTCAGATTCTTTTTCCATTGTCATGTCACGTTTCTTAGCTCCTTGATCAAAGCCGATTCCAACCGCAGATACTTCAAAAATATCATAATCTGTTATTGTGACCAAATCAGGTTCTCCTTCACGTTCAGTGACAACGTAATCGTTAATGGCATAACCGATTGATACATCTGTCAAAATACCTTCATCATATTTGCGATAAATATTTTGTTCATCTGTACCCGTACCAAATACCACATCACCCTTGATAGTGCTACCATCCACTGCAACATTTTCAATCCGTCCAACAGCACTATCGGTAGATCTATCATGATCTTTGAAAAATGTTCTCAGGTTCTCGAATGAACCACCTTTAATACTTAACACCTCTTCATAAGAATCTCCTGAAAACCAATCTCTTCTCATTCCACCATTGTCATCTGAAACAAAAGTGAAAGTGTGAGTATTGTCTTTAGGAGAACTTGTGTTTTGAGAATATACGTTAGTATTTCTATAATGTAATTGTCCTGTAAGGGCATTTCTTTTTTCCATATCTTGTCCTTGTGTATTATTATAACATACTTAAACTCATTATGATATTCATTATCATCTTAATGACTCTAAACTTTCAACACGTTCTGTTAACTCTTCTATTATCATCCTAGCATCAGCCATTTGCTGTGTAGGTGAGCTTGCACCTCCATCTGTTGGCTCAACCCATAAACCATTTTGAACCAGCAACTCTTTTTCTTTAACCTTAGTTTGAACTATTTGTTCAAAATCTTTACCTTGTCTCATTGCTTCTTCGGTTTGCGTTGTTAAATTAAGAGCTATTTCTTTTTCAACAGATAACAAGTCTTTAAGAGGATCTACCCAAGATCGTTTAGGTAAAATCCATCTAGGTTTTGCATATTGTGATTTATCTTGCATAAATTTAACAAGAGGTATTTTTATCATACCTCTCATTATCTCAACTTCTAACCAACTTTCAAAGATGTTATTTAGAATGTAAGATATGAAATGTTTTTGTTCTGCATCAAAACGATAGTTGTCTTGTATTAAAGATGCTCTTGATGATGCAAAGTTTACTTTAGAATAGTCTTTAAATGCCAATTCATAAGATACCCTACGTGCAGTTGCAATCAATCTGATAGTAGTTTCAACAAAGCTTTTATAATCATCAGATGAGCCTTGTGGTGCAGTTTTGCTTATAGATTCACCTTGTCTAAGGTAATATACCATTAAACCGTTTATCTCTTGTAGTTGATCATCATCTTGTAAATTAACTCCCATTTTAGTAGGATTAGCGTCAGATTGAACTGTATAAGCAATAGAAGCCCTCGCTCTAGCTCCCTGTATAGTAGAAGACTGATATGCTGAGAAGTTTTTAATATCTAAGATAGCTTGTTTATACTCAGATATACCTCGATCTTGTGAAAATCTGTCACTTTTGTAGTAATTAATAATGTGTTCTGAAGGAATTGTTTGTGTTTTAGAAGAGTAAGTACCATCAGAATTGGCTATTTTGAACCTATATCCAGTGATAATACCATTTGAATCTTTCTCAACACCATTGTCTTGCCCACCATCTAAGGCATCAGCTTCAATAATTTGTAATTTTAAACCCTCTTCAGTAATTCTTTTATAAATAAATACTTCACCATCTACCATTCTAGTAAGTAAAAGCACTCTTTGAATATCTGAAAAGTTCAATTTACCCATAGAATCACATTGTAATCTATCGTTACCCCATAAGTTAAATCGTCTTTC